ACGTTATCGGTCTTGTAGAAGCACATGATATAAAACATCGACCGCGTTCCCCCGTCCCAAACGCCATCGCCCAGGGACACGGTTTCGGTGGGCTTGACGATTACGTTCTTGAAGCTCTTGAACAACTTGGCTTCGGTCGGGAACTTCAACAGGGCTTTGACAGTTGCGGAGAAGTTGCCGGTGGTGGTCTTGGTTCCGCGTGCGGTCATCATACATCACCTTGCGTTTGGGGTTGGTTAGCTCGACAAGGGAATAATACACCCGGCGCGCCGGATGTCAACACGATTTCGGAAGTTTTCTTAAAAAGAGTTCCGGCGGAGATCCCGGTAGTGTTCCCGGCAGATGCGGCGGGCGCAGAGCCTGAACTCTGTCTGCGCCACTTCCCTGGAGAGTAGCCAGTATTCCCGCCGGATGTCGTCTCGGGTCATCCGCGCCCGCGCGGGCGCGTCGGGGTTGTTGTAGGCTTCTCTGAGGAGTTGTTGCCGAAACCAGATTTGCCCAGTAGTCGGGCTGGGTCGCAATACTCTCCACATCTCCAGGGGCACAAGTCCGAGTAGGGTACTCACTTGACCAGTCTCCTTTTCTTGCAAAGCTTTTCGTGCCAGTAGCCCGCGTTCTCGGCAACCTGGATGCTCCCCGAGACTTCCGAGACCAGCCCGCAGGCGAAAAGCTCGTCTAGCTCGTCTCCGATCCACCGCGCCAGCCCGTCAACGCACACAACGCACAGGCTAGAGCTATCCACCCCGATGACGTATTCTCTCCCGGCGAGCAACAGCCCCAGGGACACCACCGCTTCATCAGAAATGTCGTCGATGTTCATGACTCCCCTTCTGCGCCCGCGCGGGCGCTTGGCAAGATTCCAGGAACTTTGTTACACAAGGCACGCTTTTTGCCCTAAGCCCGTATTTGCGCCAGGATCGCTTAGGGGTTGTTTTTGCTTCCCGTGTGCGGCATCGGCCGTTATAACTCAACCTGGGAGCTTCTTGCGAGCTTTAACCATTGCTCCGCCGCACACGTCATGAGTCGTAACCTTCCAGTGAATCCCAAACCATCCCGGTAATCGGGACGGCTGCGCATATCGACTCCTCCGGCATTGGTTGCAAGAGGAGCCGTGAGACCATCCCGTATAACCTGGGAGGAGCGACACGATCCCGGTATTTTGTGCTGGCATCCGGGATTTTCATCCTGCCAGCCGCTCAACCAGTTTCCCGTTTTAAGGAGTCGTCAGGAACGGGGGTTGGCGGTTGATATCCGATCCCTCCAGGCCGATTTGACGGTTCCGTGGTGTAGGGTAGTCGGATACTAGCGCCCCGCGCGGGCGCTACAGCGCACCCGAACCGCGCACGGTAACGCTCGGGTGGAACACGTCCCCCGCTCCCTGTGCGGGGAATTTCTGCAAGATTTTTTCAAAACGTGGGTGTACACGGGAATACAGATGGGTAGTATTCCCGTGTACACCCCATTGCTTATGGTCCGGGTAGGCTTGCAGGCCGATGACCCCGGACCATTTCTTTTTATCACGTCTTCCGGCCGATTCAAGGGATTTCCAGAATTTCCGGGAAATTCGCCGGTCTCGGGTTGACAGGATCTCCAGTAGCCCTATACTGGCCAGTGTTGGGGTTTTCGGTGGTTGGACGCTCCCGGCGGTGCGGGTGGGCTGTACCGCCGGGAGTTCCCCGAAATACCCGGAGCCGAAACACAGAGCCTTGCCTGTCCTCCAGGGGCAAGGCCACCCGGCGCGTTGTCACTGCGGCGCGCCGGGAGCGTAAACCCTGCGGGTGATTGGGCGACATCCCAGGGCTAGGGGTAGTACACTCTGTTGTACTACCCCTTTTTCGTATGGTCGCCAGAGACTCCAGAAACTAAGTGTCCAATCACAAACAGGGTTCGCGCCCGCGCGGGCGCGAACCTGGAGAACTCAAAGTGCATCTTTACCGTAACAATTCCGGAATTGCGGCGCGGCAATTGCAAGATAGGGAATTGCGTTACAGGGAAGACTTTTCCTAGATGAATGGATGGTGTGAAGTGATCGAATCAGGAGTCAGGATCATCGTTCGCCCCGACAAGGGGCATCCCCCAAGCCCAGTGCCCAACATGCGCGCCCCACGCAATGTAAGCGACTTCTTGTATCAGTGTGCGAACATCGGCGTTACGTTCCTCTTGCACGGGACGGGTCTTGAGATGAGGGGACCAACCGCGTCGATTGAAGCCGTCAAGATGGCGGGCTATCTGCGGAGCTACGCTCCAGACATCCTGGAGCGGTTGCAGCCCGCGCCCTGGGACGCTCCGGAGTTCCAGGTAGCAAGTTACGTTGAGTGCATCGAGCTTGACGCGGCGGAAGTGGAGGAGCGCGCGGCGATCATGTCCGAGGGGTCTGATATGTCATGGTGCGACGCGCTGGCGCTGGCCCGTCGCACCATGAGGGAAGACCTAGCCCGCGCTTACTTGGGTTCCCAGGAGCTTCCAGCCGCAAGCTTCTAGGTCTCTGGCGATCCGGCGGATAGCTCCGGCAATGGCCAGCCGCGCCCCGACCTCTGTGGGCTGGATGCCGTCCAGTGACAGGTAGTACAGTTCTCCGTTTCGCGCCGCGCGTTTGGCGTCGATAGACTCCACTTCCACGGACCACAGGAAACACGTCCCGCCTGTGGCGTTCGGGTACTCCAGCACTTCGGAACTCGTTACTTCAAACATGAAACCTCTGGGGTTGGTGGTTGGGCAGGGAGTATTTACCACCATCCCGGAGCCATGTCAAACCCAAAAAACTTTTCTACTTCGCTTGCTCCGTTCGCCTGGCGCGTGTAAAGTACAGTGTCACCCAAACTATAGGGAGCCTCAAATGCTTGTGACGACTCAAAAGGAACTGTTGCCCTGGCAACGAGTTTTCCGAGACGGGATCGCGCCTCAACTGTCAACGACCGCTCTCCTGGCACTGGTGAACGCGCTGGAGGCCAAGGACGAAACAATCGTGCGCGGTGTGGGCTGCCTCCCGAAACCCACACCGGCAAACGCCGACGAAACCGTGACGGCTGCGGACGCGGCCTGTTACGCGATTTGGAGGGGTTACGGTGTCAACAAGGTGGGAGACCTGGAGGAGCGTTTCGCGCAACTCACGTTTGAGTGTGACCAGTTGGTAGGGGAACCGGCCGGTTGCCGGTACTTTCTGAATTGGTGGGATGATACGGAACTGGACACCACCCGCCCGCAACTGGCCGCGCTCATTTGGTCGATCCTCAACAGCCGAAGTCCGAGCGACACGGAGGAATTTCCAGCGCCCGCGCGGGCGCACTGAAAAAAGGAATTCGGAAAAACTTTCCCAATTCGTGTTGACACCAGCGCAGCCGGGAGTATTATTCCAGTGTCGGGCGAGTTACCCGACGCGACGAAACCCCAAACGCAAGGTGACACGATGAACTGCCAAGCCATCAAAGCCGTTTACAGCCGGAGCCTTAAGACCTACATCGCGGAGTATCACGCCGAAGCGAACCCGCTGTACGCTCACGAAGGGTTTTTGGTGTTCAGCGACCTTGACTACATCATTGCCGCCCTGGAGGACGGCAGGGTGTGCCAGCACTGGGACGCCAAAAAGTTGGCTTGCGTCAAGACCTACCTTCTCCGGCTGCAAGAAGAGATCACGCACGAAGCCGCACTAGTTGCGGCAGTCGAGCGAGCTAACCCGAATATGTGACCCGTATCGGCCGCGCCCGCGCGGGCGCGGCCGATACCTCTCTAACTTATCAAGGGGGCAATTAAATGGCCGACATCGAAAAGAGTGCTAAGACTTCTCTACCCCCTCCGGAGTTTGAGGAAGGGAGGCAAGCCAGGCGCGACGGGAAGAGCAAGAAGGACAACCCGTATCGTTCTTCCTGGGGTCTTGAAACCCTGGGTATGGATCAACTATGGGACGACGGTTGGGAGTACCAGAAGGATTACGACGGGCCGCGCTACTACTTTGACAAGTGTCGGCGTTCCAAATGGGACGAGTCCACATGCGGGAACTGTGGCGGGTATTGCTCAACCTGATATCTGTTCAAATGGCCGCGCCCGCGCGGGCGCGGCTCCCTTAACCCCAAACAGGAGTCTAGATCATGGCGAAAGTGGAAGAGATCCAACAGAAGCTTGAGCAACCGTTTACCCCGCGAGAAATCATCTGGAGCGTAGGTACGCCAGTGCCGGGTAAGCACATGTACTACGTCAACCCCTCCATTGTCCCTGGAGCGATCCGGGCGCGGCTCAATGAGGTTCTGACAATCGGCGGGTGGACGGAAGACTACAGCCTACTTCCCACCGGGCAAGCCCACTGCCAGCTTGGAATTTGGTTCGGTGGCGAGCGAGTCTACCGGGTGGGCATCGGGGAGCCGATTGGCGACAACAAGACGTATGACCGCTCCTATGTCACGGCTTTCAGGTTCGCGGCCGCGCGGTTCGGGGTGGGCTGGTATCTGGAGAAGATCCGCCCGCAACTATCCGCGCTCTGTGAGATCATCGACGGAAAGGCAGTCATCAAGGAGCCGCCAAAGCTGCCCCTGTTCGCGACACACCCGGATTGGATCGCGTGCGGAACGGAAATGGGTAAGAGGCTTATCGGCCTCCTGGATACGGTTGCGGCCAAGAGCAAGCAGCCATCCGGCGAGATCCGGACGCGCCTCCTGGCAAAGCACGGCATCCCCTCCAACGTCAGCAACTACGAAATCCCCAAGGCGGTTGTGCGCGAGTGCTTCGTTGCCCTGGATGACTGGATTGCCGAGCTTTCCAAGTCCAGCGAGTAGCCGCGCCCGCGCGGGCGCGGAAGTTCAAGCCGAAGTCAAAACGGAAAACTTTTAGAAAAAACTTGACACCCGCGCCGACGGGTGTAGTATTACCTCACAAGACCAACGCGGCTGGCAACTTCGCCAGCCGCCACCCGAGCCGGGCGAAAGCCCAACAAGCGGAGTCCTAATCATGGCGAAGTCGAAAAAGAACAACAAGGAATCGAACGTGCAAAACGAAGTCATCGACGGCAACGAGACGTTTAGCTTGGTGAACGCGGGTAGCGATGCGAACCCGTTCCCGGTTGAGATCCGGGAAACCAAGACCGACGCCACGGAGCAACCGGCCGAAGCTGCCAAGGGCGGCAAGAAGGGCGGCAAGAAGGAAGACACGATCTCCCGCGCCGAGTGCCCGGAGGGTGGCGAGCATCTGGTGTTGCCGTGGAAGGAATTGACCTTTGACGGCGCGTACCAGATGCGCGCGGAACTGGTCAACGAAGACACCGCGACGAGATACGCGGAACTCATGACCGATGGGGTGGTCTTCCCGCCGCTCTACGTCGCAGACACCGGGGTCAAGAAGGTTGTCTTCTCGGGGTTCAATCGCGGTGCGGCTTACGAAAAGGCGAAGATCAAGGACGTTCCGGTCATCGTTTGGAAGATGACGGAAAGGGAAGCGAAGAAATGGGCGCTGCGCCAGAACGCCGCACACGGGAAGACCCGCACCGACAGGGACGTTCGCAAGGCGATCAATACGCTCCTGGATGATGCGGACCTTCTCGCGGAAGTCTGCAAGGTGGGCGGTCAGCGCGCCGCGGCGGCTGCGGTGGGGGCTTCGACTGGGGCGCTGTGGCGTGCCCTGGAGGAGCGCGGGCAATCCCTCCGGGGTGGCAAGCTCGTGAAGGTGACAAAGGAAGCCGCCGCGCCCGTGGCGGATGACCCGAGCTTGACGGAAGGGGCCGACAAGCCCACGAGCGCCGCGAACGCGGACGGAAAGACCCCGGAGCAAGTGGAAGCCGAAGCGCGGGCCGCGCAAATCGCCAAGATCTCTGATACGGGTCTTCCCAAAGTTACCCGTGGGATCGTCGGCAACCTGGCGCGGTTGGTCGAATCGAGCTTGACCCGTGCGGATCTCGCGCCGCACGCTCGCGCCAGCTTAGAGAAGTTCGGCTTTGACATCCAGACAGACGAGTTTGGTCAGCACCGCCTGACGGTCCTGGGGCGGCTCCTGGATGCGTTCCAGGATCTTGAAGACACGATGAAGGGGCTTGCCGCCGAAAAGTCATTCGAGGGCAGCAAGGACAATACCAAGGACGCTTCCGCCGAGTGACGGGACAGGGCAGCACATTGACAACCTCCAGACAGCGCCCGCGCGGGCGCTGTCTTCATAGGTGCCATCATGGACACGATGCGAAGTTGGGACATTGAAGAGATCGTAGCTTTCATGGACAGGCACGCAATCCGCGTGAAGGTGGAAGACGGGAAAACTACGCTCGTCAACACCAAGGGCAAGGACAGCGCAGTAAAGAGCCTCATGCCTCACTTGCGCAGGCGGAAAAACGAAGTCCTGGCGTACTACACCGGGAGCGACTTCTACAAGGCATATGAGAGACAGGCAACCGAAGCGGAGACCGCACACGCCGCGAGCGAGCTAGCGGCAATCCGCTTCGCGCTGTATTGCCGGGTACGGGATCGGGCGCAGTCTGCCGGAAGGAAGATGTACGGGCTAAAGCCCACGGGCCACATCGAGCAAGTCAAGCGGATGTTGCCCCAGGAAACTGCTTACCTTTGTGTTGAGGGTGAGCATGAATGGGAAAAACTGCCACTGTTCATAGGTGACACATGCGATACGACGCCAGGCGCATGAACTCGCTGTACTCGGAAGACGAGTGCATCCCGGATAGTGAGCCGTTCCCAGGGTCGCATTGCCACACGTTCGATGCGTTCGGGCAACGGGTCATGTTCGTGCTGTGGTGCGACACGGAGACCGGCGAGCTAGAGAGGTACTACACCGACGCGCACATGCAGTTTGAGCGGGACGAGAACGGGCTTATGAGGAAGATCCGCGAGACCCGCGCCGCGCCGCTCCGGGTGGCTGTCCTGGAGCCGTGGCCACCCAAGTAATCCCTTGACAACCTTAACCCAATCCCTATAATCTACTATGGAAACCATCTGCCGTTTCGTTTCGATTGGTATGGGTATCGCGCTCGTTGCGCTGTGCTTCGCGGAGAAGTACCCGGCAGCCCTTGCAGCCTTTCTGGGATGCTTTGTTTTTGACCTTGCGGCCGATTTTATTGCGGAACGCGAAAGGCGGGACAAATGGCAGGACTAAGCATAAAGATCGCTATCTTTTGCTGTGTGATCACATGCGGCGCGGGGCTTGCCCTTGCCGCCCTGTCGGTATCCACCGAAAGCTACCTTTCCGCATCGGTGTACGCTGTGGCGGCAGCCATCTGGTTTTCCGCCTGTCTTGAACTCCTGGGAATCGCCAGCCGGAGGGCAGAGCATGAACGGAGACGAGATCGCGACGGACTTTGACCCACAGGTAGCCGCGCAAATCGAAAAGGACGAGCGCGACACGCTCGCGCTGACGCTAGGACCGGCGATAACAGAAGCCCTCTTGGTGATAGCCGAGCGCCGCGTTCGCGCGGCCAACGCTCGGAGGCTTTACCGGGAACTCCTGGGGCAAGGCTGCCTTATCTACCACGAACACGGTAACCTCAGAGTTGAACCAACCAAACCCCTAACGGCAGCGCAAAATGATCGCGTCCGAAAGTACCGGAACGAACTCTCAGACATCCTGGACAATTACGATACCCGGCTGGAACCCGCCGAGCGTCAACAAGCTCCTGACAACGCACCCGTACCGGCGAAAGAGCGTCAAGGAAGCATGTGATTTTGTCGTCGGTCATCACATCAGGCTTGCGAGCGTCCCCAGGGCGGAGCGGGTCAAGCGTCGGGTGGAGATCACCGTTGTCGTCGGCAGCCGTGGCCGCATGCCAGACCCGCACAACCTCACGAAGACGCTACACGACAGCCTGACAAAATGCGGAGCGATCCACGACGACAGCCAAGAGTACCTGGACGCACCGCAACCGGTTGTTATCCGGGGAGACCGTAAGACGATCATCGTAATAACCAACGTCTAACAAACCACAATCATCGCGCCCGCGCGGGCGCTCTCCAGGAGTCTCGGACATGCAAAGCGAAAACACACTGACGGACGTTCCATTTTCCAACAGCTTCCCGCCCGCCAAGATCCTGATTCGTATTGACGAGTGTTTGGCCGATCCCAGGAAGCCGGATAGCGAAGTCTACGTTTACCGGTTCAGCATCGGGCCGAACCTCCGAAGTCTATACGACATCATTGAGAGCGGAACGGATGACGGTAAGCTCGCTGTTCCCATTTCCCAAATCATGACGGCTGCGAGCGTCAAATGGTGGCTTGCCCAGTTGCCCCATGCTGCCGTTGAGATTAACCCGGTGGAACTCTCATCCGGGGATTCGCTTAGTCTCTCGGCGGCTCAAATCATGCACCGGCTTGCCACCCGCCTGGGGGTTATGACGATCCCTACAAATTGGGTCTTCCCTTAAAAATCAGCTACGCGCCCGCGCGGGCGCGTGCTACAATGCCAACCGCCCGACTGTTTGGAGTCAAGGACATGGCAAAGACAAAGCAACCGAAGCCGCTCCGCCGGGAGTGGCAGACCTTTATTGAACGGCTCCTGTTCCACGGTCAGCGCACGCGCGCTTACATGGAAGCGTACCCAGGGGTGACGCGGCAGAGCGCTTACAACGCGGCGCGTGTCCTACTCAAGAACAACCCGGCAATCCGGGAAGCCCTGGCGAAAGAGGGCGCGGACCAAAAAGCACGGACGCGGCTTTCGTCCGACAGGGCACTAATGGAGCTTGCCAGGATCGCGTTTGCCGATCCCCTGGAGCTTGTGGACGAAAACGGCTGCCTCTTGCCCATTCACAGGATCGGCATGAACGCGCGGCGGGCCATTGCCTCAACAAAGGTGATGCGTCAGCGGACGGTAACGCGCGAGAACGGGGAAGACTCCGTGACGGTAACGGAATCGGTTGTGGAATACAAGTTCTACGACAAGCTCCAGGCTCTTGACAAGATGCTGAAACACTTCGGTCTACTCAAAGACCCGACGCCACTGGAAGAGTTGTTGAACCAGTTGCCGCCTTACCTGCAACGCGAAATCACGAAGGAGCTTTCCGGACAGATGCCGGAAGCCCTGGCGAAGATCGCGGCAGAGCGGGCGGAGCAAGCGGCCGCGCGTAAGCTCCTGGAGATCTTGCCACCCGAGAGGCGAGTACCCAGGGACAGGACCGATTTCCGGAGCGAAAACTAAATCCGAAAAACTTTTCCAATTCGTGTTGACATCCGCGCGGACGGGGGTATTATTCCAGTGTCAGGCAAACGAGCCTGACGCGACGAAACCCCAAACGCAAGGTGACACGATGAAGATGATTCAGAACAACGCGGAACTCCAGGCCCGTATCGCACAGTGCAAGCGCGGCATCATTACCCGTGAGGAGTTGATGGCGGTTTGTACCCTGGAACAGTGGATGATCGCGGGAGCGGAAACGATCAACTGTGTTTCAGAAGAACCAGCGATCCCGCAAGGCTGGGCGAACCTGGATGACGTGACGCTCTGAACAACACCCAGACAGCGCCCGCGCGGGCGCTGTCTCCTCCAACCTAACCCCAAACGCAAGGTGAAAAATGGTTGCTTCACAAGATCGCGTAGTTAAGCTGTATCACGACGCACACCCGATGCACATGACGCACTTCTACACACTGGGAAAGGCATGGTCTACTTGTGCCTATGCCAACCCGCCGCTTGGGTGGTCCGGGTGTATCGCCTACGCGATGGGCGGGTACAGCTACGATGGTGACTTTGTTACTGGAGTTGTTTGGTTCAACCCGGAGACGGAGCGGTTTTCGGAAATCCAGCCGATTGCTTGAGCATCAATGGACAGCGCCCGCGCGGGCGCTGTCTCACCCAACCCCTGGAGTCTATCATGCGTAAGGTTCTCTCAGACGTTCTGGAGCGCGGCCGGGTGACCGGTCAACCCGGAACTGGCCCGTATGGACACTTCAAGGTTCTGTGCCCCGTCCTGTCTCGCACGCTCAATATCATTGCAAGCGACGGGCGGGATTGGTTTGAGCCTGTGGAGAAGCCCCGCGCCGACATCTTGGCGATTGCGGCCAAAGCCAACCCCGCGATTCTCAAGAGCCTAGAGGAGAAATGGAAGGACTTCCCCCCAGGCACGGTACTCCCGCCACCGGTCTTTGAACACGCATCCGTGAGCGCCGGAACCTGTCCGACGTGGCTTGAAATGTGCTTTGTCAAAGAACTTCTGTGGGAGCCGGAAGAATGCGTCATCCAGTACCACCCGCCAGAGAGTCAGTATGTGAGGGATCACTCAACGGCGCTTCACCTGTGGCGGATCGTGGGAGTGGAGATCCCGCTACCACCAAGAATTTGCGTGTGAACTGGAGGGACGGGCGGAACTACTTCGATCTCCTGGGGGTGATTGACCCCGACTTACGGCGATGCGACCGCAAGAGGCTGGTTAGGGACATCGCCAGGAGAACGGGGGCCAGCGAGAACGCCGTCTACAACGCGGCGCATCACGCGCGCAGGCGACACGAGATCAAGCTCACGCAAAGGAGATGGACGGCGCAGGAGACGGAGTACATGCGTCAGAACGTGGGCAAAGTCAAAGTGTGCCTGATTGCCCGCGCCCTGAACCGAACCCCGAAAGCCGTGCTGGTCAAGATCTCCAAGCTCGGGTTACGGGGAATCAATAACCGGGTCAAACGAACGACAGAGGAAGCGCCCGCGCGGGCGCTCTGATATGGGCGAGAGTAACGGGCTTGCACGGGCGATTGCCAGGGCGCTGCGGAAGCGGCTGCCGCTCCGCGCCATTGCCGAATACGTCACAAGGCCCCAGTCGGACGACATCGCCAAAGTGTACCGGGATGATCCCCTTGGTTACATTGCCAATGTACTCAAGATGACGCTTACGGAGGATCAAGCCAAGATCGCGGCAGACATGCCGGGCCGCGTCAAGGTGAACAGCGGCCACAGTGTCGGCAAAACGTCCGTCTGCGCGGCAATCGTCAACTGGTGGTGGGATACCCGAGACCCTGGGGTTATCATCACCACCGCGCCCACGGAACGGGACGTGATAGACTTGCTGTGGACGGAAATACGGCTCCAACGCATCCGCGCGAACCTGCCGAGTAATTTCTCTGGCCCGCGAGCGCCAGAGATGTACTCCAGCCCCGAACACTGGGCAAAGGGGTACACGGCGCGCAAAAGCGAAAGTTTTCACGGTCGCCACCGCGCGTACATGCTTTTTGTCTTCGATGAATCCGAGGGCATAGACTCGCACTATTGGACAAGCTTAGATACGATGTACCAGCCGGACCAAGGGCACGCGGTCCTTGTCGTCGGCAACCCGCTAACCACATCCTCACAGAGCTACATTGAGGATCTAGCCTGTAACCCGGACGGTAGCCCCAAGTGGAAGCTACACACGCTATCTTCACTCAACCATCCAAACATCCGGGCGCAGCTACTTGGGAAACCTGCGCCCATCCCATCGGCCGTTACGCTGCCGATGGTTCGGCAGTGGGTACAGGACTGGACTACACCGGTTCCCCACGCGGCAGACCGCCTGGAATCAGACGTGGAATTTCCTCCGCGTCTAGAGTGCCCTGACTGCGCCCGCGCGGGCGCGGGGATTGGGGGAGACCCCCAATCCATCACTGAGGCTGACGCCTCAACACCCAGAGAGAAGGAACGGGATCATGAGCGAGAAAGACCGGTTGAAAAAGTGGCTGAAGGCGGAAGGCCAAGCGCCGAAGACGGAGGAATCCTGTCGGCGCGGGTTCCTCCACACGATGACATTCGTCCACGCGAGAACCTGGAAACTCCACTGGTATCACTTTGCGACCAAGTTCCAAATGTCCATGATGGACGTAACGAAGCGATTCGCGGAGATGCTGACCGAGAAGCACATCAGCGCGGAGGACTGTCTCAACGGGGTGGTGCAACACTTCCCAGGGCCGATGTCCCTGGAAGCGGTCAACCCGGTCAAGACCTACCAGATTCAGCCCTGCCGATTCGAGTGGGAGGATCGGGCGGGGGAACTCCAGGTCTGGGAATCGGCGGATCTCCAGGAGTTCCGGGTATCGTGCGCCCACATGATGAGCCGGTACGTTCCGTTTCGGCTGTGGACGATGCAAACGGAAGCGACAATGAACTGGTTCCCCCGAGTGGAGAACGTCAAGGGCTACCGGGTACAGAGCAAGCAAGCGGGGATCGCGGAGGAAGTGAGCAATCTTTCATCGGCGCTGTGCAAGATGGAACGGCTGATGCTGGACGGGTTCAACCCGAAACTGATTGTCCGAGTGGAGAGCAAGGACATGCCGGAGGCGTACCAGCACTGTCCGGGGATTGCCCTTGTCCGCGCTGTCACGGAAGCGGGTACATTGGGGGAGGAACCTGGATAAGACCGGGGCCGCTGTTCAAGTGCCGCGCGATGGGTCTACGCCCAACGTCGGGCGTAGATACCATCTTCAGCGAACTTGAATGGGCCGCAATGACCAACCCACGGGGAAACCTCTATGCCGAGTGGCAGCGCGGGAGCGGAGTCACCATCGGGGTTGATGTCGCTACCTATGGTGACGATGACAGTTGCTTTCATGTTCGCATCGGGGGAGTCTCCGTACACCATGAGTACCGGAACGGTTGGCTACCCAATCGCACCGCCGAACACATCCGCATGTTGTCCGAGACCTACGCACAATACTACAACTCCCTGGCCACCGATGACCGGCCACCGCTTCGGCCGGAGGAAGTGCTAACGATCATCGAAATGGACGGGCCTGGGGTTGGTGTGTACTCACTCAACGACGGGTGGAACTGGATGGGTCTAATCGTCAGCGAGCGCGCCGACGATCCCCAGCACTACACCGACCGGCGCTCAGAGATGTGGTTCAACGCCCGCGACTTGGCGCGGTGCGGATGCATTGACGTTTCGCGCCTCAGCGGAGACGTTCTCACGCGCCTCCGCTTCCAGCTACTTGCCCCGAGCTATCAGGTTCTTGTTGGCCGTACCCGCGTAGAGAGCAAGAAGGACTTCAAGAAGCGGTTGCGGCGCAGCCCAGACGACGCCGACGCATTCGTAATCTCACACTACAAATCAACCACCATGATGACGGCCGTACTGGGGGACACGTCAAGCCGTACATCATGGGCGGTTGGCAGTCAAACACCCGAGAGAGTACCAGCGCCCGCGCGGGCGCGAAAGCCACTGTAACACTAACCGGAGTCTATCTAATGCGACACTATGTAATTGCCTGTGACGAGCTACCCGACCGCAAGGTAAAGTGTGCCGAGCATTTGAACGCGGTTCGCGACTCGACACCACTGGGCAAGTACGTTCTCGACTGGCGGTTCTGGCGAGCGTTCCACGGCAAAACTTGGGGCATTGAGACCACCAAGGAATACGACGCGGGGAAACGGATCGAACCGGGACACGTCGCGCTCAACATGACCCACTGGGCGCTCTGGCAACACTTGCTGGAGGAACAGAAGAATATCAGCCACGGCTCAGACGTGGTGATCGTGTTCGAGGATGACGTGAGCTTGCCGAGCGACTACGCAAATCGGGTGTGTGACATCATCGACGGATTCACGGAGCGGCAGAAGAACTGGGATCTTCTCTTCCTGGGTCTTGCCGAGCAAGAACCGGCGGTTTGGAACAAAGTCAGCGGTCGCGTCGGTGGTCCGGACAGCCCGTATTGCCACCTTGACTACCCGTTCGGCACGCACGCTTACGCTCTCAACCTCCGGCGCGGATCGTCGGGACTGTGGGCAATGTCCAACTGTATGACCGTGGCCGAAAAAAACATGGATCAACAGCTATTCGAGCGTGTGCTACGGCCGGGTATCATCAAATGGGGCGCGTACCTGCCGTCACTCGTCCGACAGCGCACCTACGCATACGCTGACGGGCTTTCCGACAGTGGCAAGCCCGAATGGGAACCGTCCTGTATCGACGTTTCCGACGCACCCAGGCCAACGACTCCAGGACTTGCGGCCACCGAAAGCGAGCTTGCCAGCGCCCGCACGGGAAGCCAAGACCCGGAACAGCAGTGGAAGGACGCGCAAGCTACGCTCTCCGTGCTTGACCCCTACGGCTGCATGTACCGGGGTGAGATCACGCAAGAGGTTGCCGTACACGGGCCGAGCGGGCGCAACATTCCAACGTCCATGTGCGGGAGGTACGGCGCGCTGTGCCACCACCGGGACGTACCGGACAAGGCGAACACGGCCGTAAGCGGATTCCCCGTGATCGACTGCAAGTTTTGCACGGAGCGTAACGCGCTACCGGCCAGCCCGCAGCCCCGGGACCGCTTGCCGCTCCCGGAAGGGCATTTCAACCCGTCAATCTGTCGCGTTGGAGACAGTCTCATTCTCTTGACCCGTGACGGCTGGGGACACTCCAAGATTGGTGTGTGGGAACTCAAGAACAGCGCCCGCGCGGGCGCGACACTTGACCCGAAAGACTGGGAAGGTACGTGGAGCGTGCGGCCGATTAGCTCGTGTGGATCGAACATGACGGAAGTCACTCGCATGGAAGACCCGCGAGCGTTCTACGCGCCGTTCGTGGTTGACGACATCGCCAGCGGGGAGAAGGTTGTTGAGTGGCGGTTGGCCGCAATGGTCTCCATCCCCAACGGCTACCCCGCGAAGACGGTATCAATGGGCATGGTGATGTTCTCGCGGGATCTCAAGCGCATCGAAGCGACACAGGTATACAAGTCGCCAGTGGGTAGCGCCTACGAAAAAAACTGGATGCCGTTCGTGAGTTGGGACGATTCGGTTGACACTGCAATTAAGATTGGATACCAGTGGTCTCCGTCTCACATCGTGTTCGATGGCCCCGATGTCCACAAGACCCCGAACCCGCTCCCCTGGGCGGGTGGCGTCATCCGTGGCGGAGCCTGTCCGGTTCGCCGTGACGGATATTTCCGCATGTTCTTTCACGGATGCTTGAAAAAGAATTCGGGAAATATCTACACGGTTGGCGCGCTGGATTTCGAGGAGCGGAAGCCCTACCGTGTCATCCGTCAAACCCCCGTGCCGATCATCTGGCCAACCGCCCCAGGACCGGGGGAGAAGGTGATTAAGAACGGGGTGGTGTGGCCGGGTGGTGCCGTGTACGCTGCCGGTCAGTGGCTACTCGCGCTCGGGGTTGATGACACGCACTGTACGCTCAAGATCCTGTCAGACGAATGGGTTACCCGTCAGATGGACAACCGCGAATCTAACGTGCGTTTGCACACAATCCGCGACACTGATATTGCCACGGGAATCAGGCTAGAGTAAAATATCCCCCAAACGCCGCGCCCGCGCGGGCGCGGCTTGGCCACATTCAAGGAGTCATCACATGAACGATCCCAAGAACGCCCACGAACACCCCAGCACACTGGGGGCCGAACAACCCAAGGTTGGGTCTGCCGCATGGTCGATTTACACTGACGACGGTAAGAGCTACGGCGCGGATGAGAACACGTTCCGAAACGTCCTGGCGTCCATCGTCAACGCTGGCTTGAACATCATTCGTATGCATATGTTCAAGTGGACGGGGGATGCCTGGGAGCGTGTTTTGGTCGCACACGAACAGCGACCGGCGAGTAGCGAACCGCCAGCCCGTGACGAGTCCGCGCTCATGGGCGCGGTCATCACCGGTAACCAGAGTGAACACAACGGCCGCGAGCTTCCGGCATTCGAGCCGCCCGAACGCGAAGTGCTGACGGCTGGCAAGTTCACGATGCGTCAAGTGGCGTCCGTCTCGAACGACTGCCGAGATCTCGGCGCGTACCTGGCGCGGTTCCAGAACGGCCGCGTCACCTTGAAGCCGAACCAAGTGGCATTTGTTGCCAGCGCCCTCCAGAGCGCTGGCAACATGCTTGAACCTCTCGGGGAGCGGCCCGGCGCGCCCGTGGGTAACCTTGCCGGGAAGGAGTCATTACATGCAACCAAACCACAGTCTCCCGCAGACGCCACCGCGCAATAGCCCTGGGGCCATCGGCTCCCCAGGGCTGGACTTGACCGATCCGGCGCAACTGGCGCAAGAGTGCCTTAATGTCGCGGTTGGCTTGCGTCAACTGGCACTGGCGTTCTCGGGTATCACGCCGATGGCCCCTCCGTCAAACGCGGGGTGGCACATCAACTACGCGGCCGGTATCCTCCAGGCGGCAGCTTCCGGGATTAGCCCGGATGCCGTCATTGTCCTGCCCCAACAGCAGCAACAATCGGACGTGACTCGCTACGTTGAACCGCCATTGCCCCAGGCCCGAAAACCCAAGACGGCTGCGGAGCTACCCGAGAACCTTCGGCACCTTGCGGGCCACCTTCCTGGCACGGTTGCCGATCCGCCCGCGCCGCTCCCCGCAGCGCCGGAGAAGCCGCCCGCGTCGGCAACAGTGGTTGAGCGCAAGTCAAAGAACTGAGCGAAAACGCACACCTGCCGCGCCCGCGCGGGCGCGGCAGCACTTCAACAGGGGTTAGACAATGCCAGCTTGGAACGATAGCATGTACAACCCTGGCGACCTACAGGGCTTCCAGGTTCACAGGCCGGGTCAACCCCTCCAGGTTCCGCCGACGCAAATGCGGCTCCCTGACGGTACGCCGATCCTGGGTAAAGACGGCTTCCTCGTCCCCCCGGCGCGGGACTTCTCCCAAGTCGTGAACGCGGTTACCCGAGTATATTCGTATCGCTTTGATGAAGCGATGCGGGACAGCATCCAGAACGCGCGTAGCATGCTGCGCGACGGCTTCATCCTGGGGCAACTTGAGGAGCGATGGACGCCGACGATCAACCGCAAGTGGCAGCTTGAAGTTGATAACCCGCAAGACCCGCACCAAAAGCAAGTCCTTGACGGTCTCACCAAGATCACACAGCGAATCAAGCGATTCGACCAGTTTCGCAGGGCGCTCCTCATGGGCGAGTGGTGGGGTCGTGGCGGTGTTCAGTGGCGGCTCAAGCGAGACAAGGAAATCGGCGGAGCCTGGGCAATCGGGAAGGAGTGGACACCGGTACACGGCGATTCCATCCAGTTCACCTTTGACGGAGTTCCCGCAATCCTTATTGACTCGGCAACGGCCGGTTGGTACGCCCAGCACGGCGCTTCGGTCGGGCCAGAGGGAGACATTCGGGCCACTGACCGGGGCGGCATGGCGCTGGTGTTGCAAAAGCCGTTCTGGAGGGATCGCTACGCCATTCACCAATGGCTCATCCAGAAGGCCGACTTTTTCGAGGGTGAGCTTGCCGGTAGTGTCCAGGGTCTTGGCTTGCGGGGTCTGGTCTACTGGCAATACGCCATCCGCACCGACGCGCTTACCTGGATGCTCGCCTACATGCAGTCGGTTGGGCAAATGGATTTGCTCGTTTTCAATTATGAGAGCGGCAATAACGCGGACTTCAAGCAACAGACCATTAACGCCAACCGGGTCATCGGCAAAGCCGTGATCCTTTGCCCGCGCCAGAAGGGGAGCAACTATCCCCCCGTCGAACAAATCAAGATGAATGAGAGCGGGCTTAAGGCGCTGCATGAACTCGTTAGCAACTACTTTGACCGCCACATCAAGGTACTCATCACGGGCCAAGTGATGGGCGACGGGGGAGACACCAAGGGCGGACTTGGCGACTCGGGGCGGGTGGCTATGGCGATGGCCACCAAGGACGAAATCCTTGTGGCGTCGGCGGGCGCGCTCGACTCGACAATGACCGACGACTACCTATCAGTCGTCAAGAAGTACAACTATCCCTGGGCCGATTTCCCCGTTCGGTTCAAGTCGTTGCTCCCAGACCCGGAGAAGACAAAGAAGGTTGAGGCCGGGGTAAAGCTCATCCAGGCCGGTTGCCCCATCAAGGCAGACGAGTTCCGCGAAGCGGGCGGATACTCGCGACCGGAACCGGGTGATGAGGTTCTGGGACTTCAACCGGTGATGCCTCCGGGTGGCGCTCCTGGAATGGGTGGCGCTCCTGGTATGGGGGGAATGGGCGGCGCTCCCGGTGGTCCGCAGCCAGGGCAAGGCATGGGTGGGCCATCTACTCGGATGCAACGTCCGCAGCTACCAGCGAGGCCGGGTATTGGTAGCCACAATAACAATCCAACAATGAACCGAGTGCCACAGCGCCCGCGCGGGCGCGGGCCAACAATGTTCCACAGATCCCAAACCGGGATGATTAGTTACTTCGATGGTTTGAATTGGTACGCATGGGACGCAAGCAAGCATCCACGGGGGCATCCTAGTAACGCTGGGTGGTTTGCCCCAAAGGGTCAAGGCGGAAGTGTACCGATTGGATGGCAACCGAAATCTCGCGCCCAAGCTGCCGGTAATCCGTCAGGCAGACCGGCAAACCGAGTCGCAAAGACGCGGGAGAATAGATCCCAGAAATCAGGATCGGCACGATCCGCAAAGACTTCTCAGTCTTATCCTAAGATGAATAAAGGCAGGACGCCGGCCCACGATCAGGTTGCTTCGTTTGCGGATGCACAGATGCAATCGGCCGGGATTGACCATGCTACTGCAAGGAACATGAGGCAGAGTATCAGGCAGGCAATGCACAAGATGCCGTCTGCTGCCGTCGATAGGATCGCACAAAATGTAAAATCGTTCAACTTCAAGACCGATTACAGTGAGGTTGGAGACGAGTTTGTAGCCCTGGCTCAAGCTGTTGGTGTTGACCCAACGCACGGGGATTTGATAGCCCGAGTATGGTCCGGCGCGGCAACGATTAGCGGTTTCTGGAATCCCGGCGCTGGCGAGTTAGTTCTAGATGGAAATGATGACCCCGACTCAACTGGGGTTTACGCGCACGAGCTAGGGCACGCCATAGACGGGCCAAATCATGAGCTATCAATGTCTCATGAATGGTCGATGGCGAATGCTATGGATATCGACACTCCAGAGTCGCCATTATCCAGCTACGCCAGGACGAATCCAAAAGAGGGATTCGCTGAGTTCTGCCGTCTGGTATACGACCCGGAAGCGAACCCGCAGGACGTTGCCCAGAAGTTCCCGAACGCATCAAAATTCTTCATGGATCTAGGGCTATGGCCTTCCTAAAAGATCTGTTTCAGATTAGAATTCCCGGCCCAAACGGAATGCACGGCGATGCGCGCATTTCAGAGCCAGTTGTGAATTCTCAATACATGGGATATCCTGGAGGTAGTAATACCTATGTGCCCACTGCGACGACCAAACCGGTATCGACTGGCAAGCGCCGAAGAAACCGAGCAAGCAATCGCGGATATGCGATCGGCTTTACTCGCTCCGTCTACGCAGATTTCAACCCCTCCGATCACCCACGGGGTCAACCCGGAAACGCTGGCCAGTTTGCCCCGTCTCCAGGGGCTTCCTCTGGAGGGTCAGCCAGTAAGCAAAAGCGCCCGCGCGGGCGCGTCAAGGGGGCGGCGCAAGCTGTCGCGCATGCGACCAATGTAGCGGCAACGGCCGCGCGTCGGGTCATGTATGACGTGGCCATGCGTGCGCCGCAAATCCTGAACATCTGGACAACCATTTTCGAGGGGCCGGAAGACCTCCAGAAGATCGGCTATAACCCGAGCTTCGGAAACACCGAACACGCCACCTATGACCCGCTCAAGGACGCCACCGGGGTAAGCGCGCACCTTGCCCTGAACGTCGGAACGAAGATCCTGGGTAAAGCTATCTCATGGGCGAAGCGTCGGATTACCGGACAGCCCACCCAGGCGAGCCGGTACTCGGGTAGCCTGGACTTCATGCAAGCGGCCGAAGCTTACCTTGCTCTGACCAATGGCATTCTGGCATCATTCGGAATGTACAACGCCGTTGACGTTCGGCAAGTGGCCGCAAACATGGCTCATATGTTCCAACAGAAGTCGATGCGACAAAGCGCCCGCGCGGGCGCTTTTTGAGAAAATCCACGAATTCACCAAAAAGTTCTTGTTGACTCGTTTAGTGTGCTTTGGTACATTACCTTAGAGCAATCGGGGGATTGATCCCCTCCGATATGACCGGCAAGGGCGCTATGCGTTCCGCCGGTTGCGCACATGCCCCTTGCCGGTTGGCTCACTCTGACGCCAGCCATGTATCAACATCACGACGCCACCCAAGAGTTCACGCAAAGGCTCAATGACCCGCGCCAATGGGTCATCAAGCCGGGTGTTCCCGTCTTCAAGCCGCACCAACGGGTTGACCCGAACACCGGAAAACTCATTGTCGTCGATGTCCCCAAGCTCTACCGGATCGCGGCCAAGATGCAACAAATGGAACGCGGTGGCGTTCCCGTTCGCATGACCATTGGCCACACCGAGCCGGGGAAGTCCGAGACGGAGCAACCGCCAGTATCCGGGGTCTATCGCAACGCGCGGGTACAGCCGTTCGGCCCGCAGCAAGAGCTAGCGGTGGTCTGTGACGAGTGGCTTGATCCCGCATACGCACCGCACAGGAAAAACTACCTGTACCGGTCTGCCGAATACTACGATGACCAAGAGCAAATCACGGGTGTTGCGCTCTTGACCCGAGATCCCTATCTAGATCTCGGGGTAGTCGCCTACACCCGTGGTCATGACGGCGCTGTCCATTACTCAAACCGTGGTGAGCGCCCGCTCGGGTATCACCTACTCTTAGGGGCTGAAGAAATGTTCCCGCAATACTACCCGAGTGGTCAAGTCCCGTTTGCCGCCGCTCCCGGCGCGCAACCGCAGTACCCGCAAGTTGCACCGCCGCAACCGCAGCCCGTCCACTACGCCGCGCAGCCGGTCAACCCGTTCGCGCCCGCGCAGGCGCAGCCGGTCGCATACGGCTACCCGCAGGTTGCTGGTGGCCAGTATCCGGCCGTACCTCCGGGGTTCACCCCCGAGACTCCGCCAGCCAACTACGGCACCTGGGGCGCGGGCGGCAACCGTGGCGGTCATCAGCGGCCGAACATCGGTCACCAGCACAACCAAGGCAGCTTCGGACAGCCCCAGCGATCCAACTACGCTTACGGCCAAGAGGGTGGCGGCATGCCCCAGGCCGGTGGCATGGGAATGGGTGGCGGTGGGGGCGGTGGTGAGGTTTGCCCGCACTGTGGCCAGCCGCTTGGCTATGAAGACGACTTCGGCGGCTCCGGCGGCTTCCCAGGGCAACTGAACCAGCCGCCGACGATGAACCGAATGGGCTACTCCCGCCTTGACCCGGCAACCGCTCCTGGGGCCACCACCATCAGCGGTCTGCCGGTCGGGTACGCCGCGCACTTGTCGCAAGTCAACTACCAGCTTCAACAGTTGACCCAGGCCAACCAAGTGCTGATGTACGAACGCGATCAAGCGGACACAGCCGCCTGCGCCGAAGCCATCAACGGGCTGGCCATGCAGGGCTTCCCGGTTGGTGAGTATGAGTTCTCGGAACTCAAGAAGAAATCCGGTGGCGAGCGTGCGGCTTACATCCAGCACATCGCGACCCACTACCAACAGGTTCCGACATCGGCGGTTCCCCCTCAGCTTGGCGACCCGACGCCGTTCCTGGCGGGCGGCAGCCAACAGCGGCCGATGACCAAAGACGAGATGCAAGCCGCGCTTCGGGCCGAATCTCAAACCGGTGTCCCGTTCGAGCATTACGCCCGTGGTGGCGGCGCTCCGACGCACTACGGCCAGCCCCAGGCCAACGGCTACGCTCCCCCGGCTGGCGTCCCGCAGTACATGACGAGCCAACCGGGGTACGGCTACGATCCCCAGGCGCAGGTTGCCAACCGGCTTCCCCACCCGTCAAACTTCGGTTTCTCCGGCTAAACCGCGAGCGCCCGCGCGGGCGCTTTAACTTCCCCTTTCGCCCGATGGTTGGAGCGTTACAATGGATGAGGATTTCGACTACACGTTCTGGCCATCGGGCGACATCTACTCTTGTCGCGCGATCAAGCTAGACACGGCGAACCAAAAACAGTGCTACCTGGGTAGCGCGAACTCCCCGTGTATTGGGATCACACCCCAGGGTTCTGCGCAGGCTCCGGGCACCTACGGCCAGACCACTGGCCCCTTGCTCCTGGCGAGTGCTACCAGCACTTCCAGCGCCTACAACTTCGCGGTTCCCGTCTACGGGATCAACCGCAAGTGTCTTTGGGACGTTGACCCCAACTTTGGCGGGCAAATCAAGCCGGGAGACTTCGGGATCTCCAGCGACTCCGGCTACATGAAAAAGGCGAGTCCGTTCGGCCCCTGGAACCAGTGGGTTGTTGCAATCGCGCTTTCGTTCGCAAACTCGGGGCAATCGTGCAACGTGGTGGTTGACCCGTTCCCCTGGATGCCCACGGGTAGCTAATCAAACCAAGTTCGCCCAACCGCTTTAGGATCATTTTTCAACCGGGTAAGCCGCGCCCGCGCGGGCGCTCTGACAGAGGCTATTATGTTACCGTCTCGCGCTTCGCTCGGCTTGGGTGACACGTTCCAGGCCGCAAACGTCGCACCGCGTCAGTTCGCGGGGCCGATCCTTCCCGCACCGAACCCCAATCTCGGCAGCCGCATGGCCAACCGGGATTGGCAGGCTCGTGAGGCTGCCGTCAACTACGAAATGCGGCAAGCCCCGATGCCGTGGCAGTACACGGGTGACCCAAACCAGGATGGCCACCCGGATTTGAACTCCGGCTGGGGGAACCAACTCACTCAGTACATGGCCCCGAATGGCCCGCCAACGGGCTACGCGGCGCGTGGGATGACCCAATCCCAGATTGACGCATACACGCCGCGCCGCGGGCTGGGCATCGTGCCTTACGCTCGTCCGAGCTATGCGTACAACCGGCTCCCTGGGGTCAACTACATGCAAGCGCTGGTGTCAGCGCCGACCATGTACGCGACGTGGCCCCTCCAGGGATACCCCCAGGGCAGCAACACCTACGTTCCGAGCTTTGAGGCTACCGGAACGATCATCAAGTACACCCGTAACCCGTCGTTCTTCCGGGTCAACCGGTACATCCGAGACCTGACGGTCAAGACGGATCAAGGGTACTACCTGACGCTCTCGGGTGACGATCCCTACCGGGTGGTCTCGATTTACGACTACCTGTGGGAAGACTCGGCGGACGCGCCGGGTGGGCGGCAGGAGCGACAGGCTTTCGGGTTCAACCCGTACAAGACCGTTCGCTACGCTTTCCCGTTCTCGCTCGGCAGCAAGAGCGTTGACCAAGCAAGCTGGGCGATCCTTGCCGAGCATGCCGCGATGATGGCGGCAAAGGCAATGACCGTTCGGACCATGCTTGCGTACACCCTGTTGACCACTTCGGCCAACTGGACGGGTTCTTGGGGTACGAACTACAGCGCGGCAAGCGGCCAGTGGACGAACGCCGCGAGCAACACCAACAACTACATCCAGACGGACTTGAACACCGCCTGTATTGCCATCGAGCAAGCAAGCGGCGGGATCGTCTCGGATGAAGACGCGCTTCAGTTCACGCTCAACCCCCAGGAAGCTCGGGGCATCGCCAGGAGCTATGAGTACAAGCAGTACATCCAGGGTTCGCCTGACGCGCTCGCGGCCATCACGGATTGGCGGAACCCCAACCGCCGGTACGGTCTCGCGCCGTACCTCTACGGTCTCGCCCTGACCGTGGAAAACGCCATCGTGGTAACCACCCCGAAACCGGGCAACGTGGCCAGCCAGCCCAGCACCACCCGGAGCTACGTTTGGGCACAGGGCTACGGGGCGATCACGAGCAAGCCGCGCGGGATCTCGTCCGAGGGCGAGCAATCGCTCGACTTCTCGACTGTCTGTTATCGGTTCTACGAACAGATGACGACGGAACAGAAGAACGACGCGGACAACCGGCGGCAGGTTGGCCGGGTGGTGGAGGACTACACCGCCCAGAACCAAGCGCCGCAGACGGGCTACTTGCTCACCGGTCTCACCTGAGAAACGCCCGCGCGGGCAAGGCTTGCGGGAGTGATGCCCCGCAAGCCCTATGCGTTGCGAGACTCCCAACGCGCCCGCGCGGGCGCGTTTACTTCCAAGCGAAAGTTAGGGTTTCCCAATGCCGTACCAGTACCCCAAGAACGCGGCGGGCGCAAACAACTCTTGCGACATCTCGCAGGTAACCGTACCCGCTACGGCTGGCGGCATCATCATTGCGGCAGCCAGGGCGGCGCGCGGCAGCCTTACGGTTGTCAATCACGGCACCACTGCCGTCTACCTGTACACGGATAACACGATCACGACCGGCAAGGGGGTTCTACTCCCAGGTACGGCAGGGGCTTCGTTCACGTTCTACAACCAGTCGGCAATCTACGGGATTGTCGCCAGTGGCACGCAAGTTGTCGGGGTTGTGGAGGAATACGACTCTTGAACGGGCGCAAGCGTAACGGGGTTTTGATCCCCCCAGGAGACCCGAACGGACACGGTTACCTACCGTCAGTTTCGTTCAATCCGGCATCGTTCTCCGGGTTCTTCTCTTACGTCGATATTGCGGCGGCTCGTGCGGCCGGGAATCTTTGGCAGGATGCCGGTAAGACGATCCCGGCTGTCGCCAACACAGACCCCGTTCACGTCATCACGGACGCTCTCGGGGGATTTGATTACGTCGCAATCGGAACCACAACGCGCGCTCTCCTGACAACTTCGGCCGGTCTTTGGTATCTGAATTACGACGGCTCCAACGACGGCTATACATTCTCTGGCCCGGCATGCAAGCCGCTCTCAGTACACGTTGCTGGGCGGATTGCTTCATTCGGAGGGACTTCGGTTTTCATCTGCGGGCCAAACGGAGCGCAGAAGTTCAAGACTCCGGACGGGGGAACTACAAAGCCCCAGGGTGGCAAGGAAGGTGCGTACAACTGGAACGCCGCAAATACTTCCTTGACGCTAAACACTGAATTCGTCTCGGGTCTCGACTACGCCAATAGCGGAGCGTCTAACTACTATCGCAACGGCGCGACGGACGGGACGGGGGACGCCGACACGTCTGCGGATACGTTCACGGCGTCCCTATCCAGGATCGGGATTAATACGTCTAACTCGGAACCGTACAACGGCAGGATGTACGGTTGGGCAATATACACAGCGCAGCAAGGAAGCACGAATGTTGCGACAATACAAAGGTCGCTTGGCCTTCTGGCTGGGTTGAACTTCTGAGCGCCCGCGCGGGCGCGAAAGGTGCATCATGGCAGCCGAGCAAGATTGCGATTGCACGACGCAAACGACGCTCACGCCAAAAGCAGCGTGTAAGCCGTTCGCGCTTGCTGCCGATTTGTTCACCTACCACAGCCCTGACGAGATTGCGGACTTCGTTCGTGACGGCAGCGACCCGCGCCCGACCGTGGCGCAGATGTCCAACACGAGTAACGCATACGGGATCATCATTTACCGGCAACTGATGCGCGCCACGGGTCGCATCCTGGCGGAAGCCCAGGTAGGCAAGCGCTACCAGCCGTGTGACATCATCAACCTTGTCGCAACGACCGGGGATAGTGGATTCATCGTCTCGGGTGGCGAGCTTGCTATCCAGATGTGCTGCGATCTCGCCTACTACACGCTCGCCAGCCGCAAGCGGCCAATGGCGGCTAACGTGGACAACCTCCCTGGCGTCAAGCAGACGCTTGAGCTTCTGGACAAGCTCGCCAAGGGCGAAGCCATCTTCTCTTTCGAGGAGAGCGCCGACGCGGGGCTTGCCCATGTGGTTCAGGCGCAGCCAGACACGCTGTTCACCCCGAACATCGTTCGGCGGTGCGCGAGACTGTTCCCGACCTACGGAAGTAACTCGCTCCCCAACCGGCCGGATATGTCATGAGTAAGGGCGGAACGCTTCGGATCTCCTACCGTGGCCGCAAGACGGTATTTCTGTACAAGCTGGGTGACAAGTCCCAGGTTGAGGAAATGCTCGCCGGACACGTTCGGCACTGGAGTTATGAGAGCGTCCCCAGCAAGGATGACCCGTCCGTTACGGTCGTTTCGGACATCGACCAAACGGCAATGGTTCTGGAGTGGGTTACCGACATTGGCACACCTGCCGAGAAGTCAGTACCGATCCCAAATCCGTATACATGAGGGCTGAAACGTGGCCATCGACAGCTTTACCGTCAACGGCTCCGCTCTCGTGTACGTTGGCACGGGATCGGCGGGCGCGCTGGAACTCCTGGGGTACACCCAGGACGGGGTAGATACGGACATCCAGGAGAAAAAGGGCGAGATCTTTACGGACATCTTCGGCCCGATGGTTCCCCACGACTTCCAGGATTTTGGCATGGACGCCAACATCCGCGCGCCGATGATCGCGATGGATTCGGCCATCTTTGCCAAGGTTATCAACCGTGGCGACCGTACAACGCTCGGGGGAATCAACACTCCGGGACTTGTGTTCGGCAACGGAGGGTACTTGATCCGCGTAGCAATTGCCGCGCCGCTTAACACTCCCTGGAGTTTTTCCAAGTGCCTGTTGCGGCCGGGGCATGGAACCAAGCTAGCGACCAAGGCGAACCCGTACATGCTCTCTTGGTACGCTTTCCCGTGGGCTGCGGTCTCGACAACAAGCGGCAAGGACACGCCGTTATTCACACGCACGCTTTCGTAACATAGCGCCCGCGCGGGCGCTGGAGTTTTCATCATGGGCTTATTCAGTTGGTTCAGCCGTCGCAAGCGGCACATCTACCAGTTCTTTGACGGGTCGCGCTACGTCCGTCGCGATCCCATCCAGGTTGGCCGCGCCCTGGAGTCGCTTTGCCCGAACTACCCCGAACTCATTGAGACACTGACCACACCGGAGACGGAGGTTCCGCCGGGTCCGCTTCGTGATTCGATCACGAGTCAGCACGCCGAAGCCATTGACAAGCTCGTCAGTGCAACGCGCAAAGCCTTTGGCATCAAGGAGTTAGGTGAGACAAAGGGCGGATTGACCGACGCGGAAGTTATCGGGGTTCTGTGCGGCTACAAAGTTATGATGGATGCGATGGCGCGAGACGCGGGGCTTTTTCAGACCTTGCCGCAAGCGGGGTAGTGCTTCCGGCAGGGATACCGTACCGAATCTATTGCGGTCTGTGGTGGAGCCGCAAGGACATCGTAGCTACCCGAGTGGCAAGTTTCTTGGAAGCCCTCCGGCCGGTATTTGAAGCCATCAGGATTAACGTACATGGCAACCAATAACGATGTACTCCGAGAGCTTCAAAAGCTAACCGGTCTTGCCTCACTCCAGGCACAGGGCATTGCCGCGATCTCCGCAAACGTCACCCAGATACTTGTTGACACGCAAAAGATCGCGTCAGTGGCTCCGGCCACCAGCGCCCAGGCAATCGCGGCGGCTGTTGCGGCTAGCGGCCAGCAAGCGGGCGCGCCCGCGCGGGCGCAGGCTCAAGCCCAGCCGCTTGCCAAGACGAGAATAGGGCGGTTCGTCCAGAGCGTTCGCGCCAGGGCGAGAACCGGCCGGAGGATCGGCCGCAAGGTTGGGTTAGCAACCGGCCGCTTGGCGGGCGCGTCTCGCTCGGGCGCGGCCAGTCTCGGACGGGTGGCGGGTGTTGCCGGTGGCGCGATTGGTGCCATTGCCGGGATCGTCACCGGCTTCGTGGAGGCTAACAAGGCGGTTGGTGCTTGGACGGCTGCCGCCCTGGATAGCAAAAAGCGGCTTGCGGAATACTCGGGGCAGATGGCCGCGATTTTCGCGGAGAAGGAATTCCGGGACGCCGCGCGGGATCGGCAGACGGCAGCGAACACGGCAGCCTCAACCGGCCGCTTGATGGAGAGTGACGCCAGGCGCAGGGACGCCGCGCGGCCGATCTCCGACGCATTCGATAACGCGGTTAACAACGTCCTCTCATTCCTCAATGACGCTCTCTCCGAAGTCCTGGAGAGCGTCAACTCCATTGGCCGCTTCCTGGGCGTCTTGTCTGACGAGAAGCCCACACCGGAGGGCATCGTTGGCATGATGCCAGACGTACAAAGGGAAATGGATCGCATCGAGCGAGAGGCAAAAGGCATGATGGAAAAGGCACGCGCGGCGGCTGCCAAGTTCGGCGTTGCTGGTCCGATCGGCGCGGCTCCTCCAGGGCGGCTGGGGATCGGTGGCCCGTGACAGTCGCGCCCGCGCGGGCGCGGGATGGGGGATGGGGGATAGATGAGTATCTACGTTTACAACAACGTGAGATTAACAGACTGCCGAACCTTGATTTTCAAGGTTGAGGAAGTCCGAGACCCCACGAACACAGACAAGATCCGCACCAAGTACACCATCCGCGTTCAAGGGTTCTTGGCTGCCGATGTTTCGAGCATTTCGCAAGACTCCGGAGCGTTCCTCCAGGGCGTCAAGGACGCTCTTACGACGCCGCGCAGGGCTTGTAGCTACACAAGTGGTTCGCTGGTGGTATCGTGCGGGAACATTGACGCCAACAAGGGGCCGACGCCGCTTCCGGTGACGATTCCGAACGTGATCACGAACGGTACGTTTATTGTAGAGCATGGTTTCGTGGTTGAGCTTGTAGACTGTGACGATACATGTAACCCGCGAGACCCGATTGTATCGCTCCGGTGGACGCAATCAGAATCCTTTGACGGAGACCAGTTCTCAACGATCACGACGCGCGGCAAGCTCATTGTGAGGACGGACCTTCTCACGTCGGCGGATACATACCGTGGGCTGGCGACTCCGCCCCTACTTGCCGACTACAAGAGGGAGCGCGCCGAGTACACGCTCTCCCCGGATGGCATGGAGCTTGATTTCGCATTCACGGATCAAGAATACGACCGGCTCCCGCCCTACCCGGCAACCACCGCAGATATGAAGTATCGCGTTGACGTTACCAAGGGTGGCGTCAACCGCGTCGGCTCCGTTGTCGTCGGTCTGACCGGCCGCAAGGGGACGAGTCGCAAAGACCTTCTGACGCGCGCTATCTCAATGTGCTACTCCAAGCTCGTTGCGGAAGGGATCTTTAACGCGGGAACCAGTAACAACTACGTTCCGATCATCACGGGAAGCTTTGAGGAAGACTGTCTAGGCAAACCGGCGGTGCGGGCTTCCATGTCTTGCATCCTGCCGCCCATGCAGACGCGCGGTTTCAATACGACGGGCGCTTTTGCCACGGGCTTCGCGGCGGCTGCCGCCGCGCTTGGGATCACGGCTCCGGCCGCTCCGCTTTCGATCATGCCGAGCGCCGGTGTTGAGACCGCAGGACTTGGGAGCAACAAGCCGGGTATCGCTCCCCCGACACGCTCCAGGCTGGCCGGTCTCCTGGCGGCTCTCTTCAATGACCCGTGCTTGTGCGACGGTACGGAAGTTGAGCTAAAGACCGGCGGGACGTACCCCCAGCCGTTCAATACGTCGATGTCAACCGGCGCGTGGCGACCGGCAGAAGTGAACTTGTCAACCGTCCCGCTCCCGCCTTTCTCGGAACCGAACTACGATCCGGTTGACCCGCCCTACGACTGGTACGAAATTGAGACCGCGACGACGACGGACCTGGGGCTAGTCCAGATGCCAGCTACCGGCGCTGGGAACAGCCCGACCGCAACGGAGACCGTCCAGGTATCCGGCGGCATCTCCCAAATGATTGTCAACTGGGTGGCGTCCCGCCAGGGCGCGCCCCCCAAGCTCCCGGAGTTCACCCCGAGCGACCCGAACCTAGTGGGATTGGGCGGCTCAACCGTGGCGTCACAAGCGATCCCCAACGCCGATGGAACAGCCCTCATATACATGATGGCGGGGTACTACGTTTACTCCATTGTGGACTTCGCCAAGTGGAAGATGTCCACGACGACGCCACCGATGGTAACGGACGAGATCCGAACCGGGGTAGCCAACACCGGTGGCGGGTTCTTCTCCCAGACTGCCGCGTCTCTGGCTACCGGGAACAACCCGGCGGCGCAGGAAGGATCTAACCCGTTTGTGAACAAAGTCAACCTTGACTCCCCGGACCTTGCGATTAACAATCTATTCATCCCTGGAGCATTTGGGGGTGGGCTGGGGTTCTCGGACCAATCGGGAACCGCCCCAGGGGTGGCGGGGGAACTGAGCTTCTTGTACCAACCGGGTGGCGTCCTTGCCGGTGGCATGCCGAACTTCCCGCCAGGACCGGATTACGCACCGCCTCCGGCTGGTCCGTAACGCGCCCGCGCGGGCGCGTGTAACTTGATCGGAATAACAAATGTCAGTCAACTGCAACAGCCTGTTTACTGCGCTCGGCAAGATCGGCCACATTCCCTACGTCCTGGCTGGCGACCAATCCGCCATCAAGACGCTAGAGGACGCGCTCATTACGTCGCTTGCCGCGATCCCGGTTACCCCGGAATACGCTTCGCTCGTCCAGGGCGAAGCCGCTAGTATTACGGCTATCAACTCGGGTATCTCCATCGTATCAGCGATGGCCGCGCCGACGCTCCTATACTACGTCAAGGCAGACAACCCGACGATCACGAGCGTTCCCGGCGCGCTCCAGTACCTTTATCAATCCATGCTCTCCAGTGGTGACACGGTAAAGACCTGTACGGTTGGCGCGACCGTGGCCGCGTGGCCAACCGTGACGAACACGGGTACGGGTCTTGTGTCGGTCTCTACGATCCGGGGTGACGGGCGAACCTGTCAGAACTGTGTCGCGGAGGTCATGTACATTCGCTGTACCCAGGACAGCTACACTGGTGGCGCGACTGCGGGGCAGGAGCAATTCTCCATCCTGGGGCAGAGGCAAACGGCCGGGAACGTCTGGGATTACAACTTCCCGACCGGCTCCAATATGTCGGGTAGCTCGATTGCGATCTCGGCAGCGCAGAACCAATCCTCTACCGGCAACGTCCTGAACAACGGGGCGTTTAGCACATGGACGAGTGCCCTTGCCGCGCCAACGGGCTGGACGAGTAACGCCACCTGGGGAACCGGCATCCTGCGAACGGCTACCACATATGCCGGTTCGTATGCCGTGGAATTCGTCGCGGGTCTCGGACTTAACCAGACGCTTGACCAAGTATTCAATGACAGCACGGGAAGCACAGTCGAGCTATCGGCACTGACCCCGTATCACGTCAACTTCTACCTGAAAAACGTCGGAGGCGCGCCGGGTGCGGGCGTGTTGACAATTGAGGTTGTGGACGGCTCCGGAACCGTCATCAATGACCAGAAGGGTACGGCCAATAGCACGACGATCAACATGAACACCGTGACGAGTTCGTTCGTCGCGCACCAGTTCGTTTTTCGGCTCCCGGAGGTTCTTCCTTCGGCCGTGCATCTGCGGTTCCGGATGTCCACGGCACTAACCACCCATGACGTGATTCTTTCGTACATCGCCTGCGCGCCCGCGCGGACGACGCAAGGGAACCTTGGCCCGAACGCCGTGATATTCTCCGGCGCTACTCCGTTTGCCCTCAATGATGCGTTCAGCCTGACTACGACCAACGACCGGGGCGGGGTGAGCTACCTCGCCACATTCCAAGCTCTCATGGATCGTCTGTTCGGCATGACCACGAACTACAACATTATCCTTCCGTCATCGGCCACACCGACACAGGCCGATACGAAGATCACGACTTGATAGAAAGCGCCCGCGCGGGCGCGTGAGGCTCAATGATGAACTTCGGCGTTACCCCTATTTCGCTCCCGGACTTTTGCGCACTGGTGGAAACCTATGCAAAAGCTTCCATCGCATCGAATCCGCCAACGACCATACCGCCTGACTGTGTTTTCCTTACGCTTGCGGAAGAAAACGATCATCTGGAAGCCCCGTCTGCGGATCGGTTCGTCGCCATCTGGATACTAGATCTCCCGGTCTGGCAAGGGTTGGTATCGGGATATCTCGGCATCCCTGGGGCGCGTACCAGTGACGGGACGGGCTTTGATACCCGCATCAAGATTGGCGTATTTACCAGACTCCAGCCGGATCAAGAATTAAGGGCATCGCAGCTTTACAGCGATTCCACACTTGGTATAATGTCCCTCATAAACCAATGTGTTTCCGCATTCCAGGGCTGGACGGCTCCGGTGACGTTGACGCCGACAAGCTCTTACTTGCGTGAGCAATGCCGGTTGGTCTCACCGATCCAAATGCGTACCAAGAAGTTCGTGGGGGCCGGGAGGCAGTCAACGGCATGGTCAATTGCCACGATGGTTTTTGAAGCCAAGATGACTCTACTAATGACGTAAGCGCCCGCGCGGGCGCGGCAACCGGGGTCTCATCATGCCATTTACATACGCTGGCGTTGACATCTCCCCAGCGGACGGGGCGCAAGACGTTCTTGCCGGGTACTATCACGATTTCCGCATCCAGGAATTCGACTACCCGGCGCACCTCTCTTCCGGCATCGACTACCTACCGATCCCGTACCCGCCCAGGCGGGAGCCGCCGCGCCTGGGGGTTCTCCAGTGGCCAACCGATGTGAGCCGGTGGGCTACGTTTCATACCGTCGTCACACAGCGGCAACTTGAAGCGATCTTCTCCGCGATGGGATCGGCTCCGGCCGAAAAAACTCTTGTTTGGTCGGACGGCATCCGCACACTGTCGGCGGATATGTGGATGATGGCCCCGCGCTACATCTCCGACCGGGATGGGCTTGGTGCGTTCTACATCACCCTTGTAGACCGAAGGTGGTGGCAGAACCAACAGAGCGGGACTTGCCCACCGGAAGCGGGTATCACGTCCTGGCTCGGGTTGATTGGCTCCCTCCAGGCACAGATTGCCGATACCGGATCACTCCCCGCAATCGCGACGGCATACGGCGCGCCAACGGCTTCGCGGTGGGCGCTGGGCTACCGCCCCATCTGCCCCATCCTGGATGCCGCGATCCGCTCTTGCGGCTGTCGGTACGTTCGCAATCTGGACGGGTCATCTACCGTTCAGTTGCCAGCGACCGCGCTTGCTGCCGACGAGACCCGAGACGCCACATACGGGGACTTGATCCTGTCGGGTGGCCGCGCGACGCTCCAAATGGTCGCGCAGTCGATCCCGGAAGCCGTCGCGGTTGTGTTCACGGGATCGGCTACCAACGTCATCAATAAGACGCTCGCCGGATTGTCCCTGTCTGACTACAGCGCCCGCGCGGGCGCTCCTGGGTGGATCGGTCAAGTGATCGCGGACATGGACGCATCGAGCGCCCATGCCAGCCGTGACGCTTACGCGGTTCAGGCGGCAACCGACTATTACCTATGGGGACTGTCAAGGACCGAAGCGACCTATCGCGGTTTTTTGGACGTGGGAATTTGCGGGCTTGATGATGTAGTCGAATGGGTGCAACTCCCAGGGCGGCAAGGTTGCGTGACAAGAGTTTTACGCCGCGAGATCTCAGACCGCAACCTTTGGGGATACATCCCGGTCAACAACAACAGCGCCGTGAGCAACTGTTGCCTCACGGTAACGAAGACTTCGGGGGTGGTGACAGACGTAGCCCTCTCCGTGGAGACGACAAGCGTAGCCACCGGGGAAACGGTGTGCGTGACGAACCCAGGCGACTGTTGCACGCCGGAGACGGGTTTCGAGTGCAACGCGGGTGCGTGTTCGGAGGTTGTCGGGGGAGCCTACACGAATATTTCTGATTGCCTTGCCGCGTGCATCGACCACACGGAGACAATTACCTGTCTTGGCCACACTTGGCCAAAGTACCTGTGCGTACACATCACAGCGGACAACACCCAGGAGTTTGGCGGGCCATGCTCCGCGATCCCCTCCGGTGGCGTGTACGCCATTGCCGAGTGGACGACTCGCGATTACTACGGGTGGCAGTTCCAAGCCCCCATCTCCCTTCCTGGGGTGACCATCGCGGGCGGGTTCATCAACTGTTGCGACCCGACCCAGTGGAACACGGGTATCTGTCTCGGGGAAGCCATCGGCGGGCCTTGCCCGAACTTCTGGGGGGCCGTCTCCTGTCCGGTAACGGGATCGGCCGGGATCGCGTATGCGTGCGGGGTGTACTACAACCAAGAGACCCTTGCGGTTGACTCGGCGGCTGTCACGTTCAGCATCAAGACCCGCGTGGGTGGCGTCCGATTCGATGCCGTACCGTTCACCGGGGTATGCGGCGCGGTTGGCGCAACGTACAACTGTGTGGGCGCGTCCTGTGTCGATCCTGGGGACGGAACCGGGACGTATTCGACACTTGCCGCGTGTGAAGCCGCGTGTACCGGTGGCGGGTGTACCAAGGCGGCAGTCGCGCACGGCGCGGCGGCTTCCAGTGTGGCGACTGGTCCGAGTGGTACGGCCACCGCGACAATCACGGGGTTGAACTTTGACGCTGGCTCCGTCATCGTCGTATCGGTCGCGTGCTTCGGAGACGTGGTAAGCACGGCCAACTCGTTTAGCATCGTCTCGGCAACTTGCTCCGGCGCGTCCCTGGCGTTCATACGCGAGCGCGGCGGCAACCTGGGTGATTGCGATCAAGACATTATGACCTTTGCCGGAGCGACAGCGGCAGCCGTGACGGGCGGAACGGTTGAGATCAAGATACAGTACAGCGGCAGTGCGTATTTCGGGATAATCGCCGGTGTGATGGAATATAAGTGTCTGGCGAACCTTTCCCATGACGTAGGCTCCGACGCATTCGGCTCCAATTCGCAGCCCTACTGCGGATCGTCGCCAACCACCAACGTATCGAGCGAGTACGCGCACGGCGCGTTCTCTTTGGTCAAGCAGACGAGCGCCGGGACGCTCAACGGCAACGGCTTCACGGCCGGGAACGCGCTAGACGTTGACTTTACGTTCGCGCACACGACGCGGCAATACTACGCGGACGGGTACAAGGATCTCACGACAACCACAACCTTTAACGCCGCGTTCGGGGCCGGTGGATACGACTGGTTCGGAATCCAGGATTCGTTTAGCTGAGAGTCGCATCAATGAAAAAGCTCCCCCTTATCGGCGCGGCCGCGCCGAACACTTCACCATCCGCGCCCGCGCGGGCGCTGCCACTGTGCATCGAGCGCGGCAGCCCCAGCGCGCCACCCCCAGGGGAAAGCCCCGTCAAGCAGTGGGTCAAGTGTGGCAGCCCTCACAAGCCCCTTGGTGAAATCGTTTGTTCGTGCAAGGGCTGCGGGTCTTTCTGCCGCGACTACACCATTGCCGCGCCGGATCGCGTGCGCAGGATCGTAGCTCCGTCAACTCTCCCAGGCCAAAGGGTATTCAACGGCTCCGTGATTCGGCACATGGGGAAGCTTCTCATGGCGTACCGATCCGGGTGGTACGGTCTCGGGGAAGACGCGCCGAGCGTTCGTATTGCCAACCTGTCGGACACGTTCGAGGTTTTGGCTTCGTACCTGTACAAACCGGCGGTGCCTAGCGTCTCATGCGGCGCGGAAGACCCGCGTTTATTTCTGGCAAATGGTAGGCTTGGCATGATATATGCCGGTCTATCCATTGTCTCCGGAGATCTCCACACCAGACAAGTCATTTCTGTTCCTGGGATCGCGGCCGATCAATCGGGGGCGCTGCCGCTTTCAGAGTGGACGCTCGAAAGTGTTCCTGGGGTCAAGCTGTCGCGCATCGAAAAGAACTGGATGCCGTATGACACAGGCTCCGGACTGGACATAATCTATCGCTCAAGCCCGTTTCAGCGGTTCACGTTCCACCCAGGCGGCAACGGCGAGTTGAGAACAGCGCCCGCGCGGGCGCTGTCAATGCAGGGCTGGGAGATTCGGGGCGGCGCGCCGCCCGTCAAGGTTGGTGAAAACCTGTGGTGGCACTGGTTCCACGGCTACCGGCGGGACGGCAACCACTACACCTATTCAACGGGCGTGTATGAGTTCGGCCCCGAGCGAATCACGCGCATGACCCCTGGGAGCGTGTGGGCAGCCGACGCCAGGACCGACGGCGCGAACGTCACCCCGGACAAGACCGTCATCTACCCGTGCGGCGCGTTCCTGGAGAACGGAACTTGGTTCGTCAGTGCGGGCCACCAAGACAGCGAGATCCTTCTTGGCGAGTTTTCCCACGACGAAATTTCCAACCTCATGGTGCATGTATGACAGAGATCATGGACAAGGTGCGCGACTTCTATTGTCGCGAAAGTGACGGGTGGTGTACCGAGGACAAGGCGCAGAAGATCGTAGAGATTTGCACGCACCCAGAAATCAACCGGTGCGTAGAGATCGGCGTTTTTGCCGGTCGCTCACTTATCCCGGCGGCTTTCGCCCTGGCGAGCAAGAAGACAGTCATCACGGATATGAACTGCCTCAACCCGTTCATTGTCGGCATTGACCCGTACAATGCCAAGCGGCAGGTTGAGGGATTCGAGGACCGCGCGAACCATAACGATTGGGGTCTTCACGTCCCCTGGGAAGACCTTCACGCGCGGGCGCTGTCGCACATCCAGCACTACGGGCTAGGGGATCACGCGGCCATCCTCCGTACCCCTTCGGCGTGCGCCGCTTCGCTGTTTGAGTCGCAATCGCTCGATTACGTCCACATTGACGGGAACCATTCGGTTACAAGATCCTTCCAAGATGCTATCACATGGTACGACCGGCTCCGGGTGGGCGGCTACCTGATTTTTGATGACGTGAATTGGGACACCACCCAGGACGCCGTAAGGTATCTGGACGGAATTTGTGAAACGGTGTTCAAGTCATCGCCCGACTGGTGGACGATCTACAAGAGGGTTAGGTAACCAGCGCCCGCGCGGGCGCAGAAAGGGAGTCATCACAGTGGAACACAACAGCAACCTGTGCGGGGAAGTCTTGACCCGCTTCGGCAGCGACAAGGACACGGCGCACAGCTACGGAATGATTTATGAACAACTATTCCGCCCTCGCCGCATGGATCTCCTCACCATCCTGGAGGTTGGGGTACTCAACGGAAACTCGCTACTGGCTTGGGAAAGTTATTTCCCAAATGCCGTTGTCTTTGGGGCGGAGAAAGACCCCGAGCTAGTCAGGAGGTTCAACAACGATCCCTCCAGGAAGACGGGCGAGCGAAAGAAGCTCGCGCACGCTTTTTGCTGCGACACCACAATCCCCGAACATTGCGAAATGATTGCCGGTGTCCAGTTCTCGATTATCATCGACGACGGAAGCCACTGGAAAGACGATCAAGCGGCCACACTCAACAACCTGTGGCCGATGCTTGCTCCTGGCGGAATCTACATCATCGAGGACGTACAGCACTTGGAATGGGCGGAGGAGCTTGTTGCCCTGCGCCCTGGGGGAGAGATCCGAGATCTCCGGTCATGGAAGAACCGCCCCGATGACATCCTAGTAATCTGGTCCGGGGGTAGTCACGATGTTCAATGACGACGTTCCGGAAGCAACGCCGGTTCCCAACTCCGGCGAGTGGATGACCCCGAGCGGGGTTCCGCTCGACAGGGACGGAAACCCGCTCATCCCCGAGCTTCAAGGCCGCGCGCCCACCCACAACGAGAACACGCTCATTGCGGGCTTCCCGATTACGATGGCGTCAACCAACGTCCAGGAAATCTGGTGGCACTGGGGAGAGGGGGAAACCTACTTCCCGCGCCTGTTCGTCCGCTTCCTCTCAGGGGCGCTCTACAGCTACAACGGTTGCTCCCTGACAATCGCGGAAGGCATGATTCAAACCATGTACCCAGGCCGGTACGTTCACAATGTTCTCAAGCTGGAGTTCCCATCCAAGGGAACCGGATGGGGGACGTACACGCCGCTTGCCACCCCCGATAAGGGCAGCAAGCCGCGCAAGGCTCAAGTGGTCCGTCTCCGCTCCAAGTGATCGCGCCCGCGCGGGCGCGATATCCACAAACAGAGGTTAGCATGTCATACAAGCTTGTTAGGATCATCACTTGCGACAACCCCGAGTGCCACAACCGGGACGCGGTTCCCTATGCCCTCTCGGGGGAAGATGACCTTCCGCTTTTTGAGGGCTGGCGAGAATTTCAATGTGGCGTCTCAGGCGCAAGCTTGACACTTCACGCATGCCCCAGTTGTCCTGGATGGATTCCCGAGCAACAGAGCTAGAAATTGCAGGGATTTCTAGTACAATACACATGTTCACACTCACCCCGTAGGGAGCTAAGACGATGCAATCCCTATCTGTAGCCTTCTTGATGCTCGCTGTACCCCTCTCCATCGGGGAAGACGACATCACGGAGGTTCCGCCGCAAGCTCCGGTCACCTGGAAGGAGTTCAAGACTCCGGTTGGCCGCATCTTGTCCCTTCAATCCCCCGCGCCCGGTCGTTGGGTGGCCATCGACTCCGGTCTAGACGTGGCTTCCTGTGCGGACGGGAAAACGGTCAACCTGTCGGCAGCAAAGGCAGCGGAGTACCGTCTCGCCTTCGTGGGAGAAAAAAGCTTCCGCCTGTTTCGGATCGTCGTAGGAGACCCCGCGCCGGGGCCGACGCCACCCGACCCGAAACCGCCCGTTATCAACCCCCTTGTTGTGGATCTCAAAGCGGCAATGCTCGCGGACAAGGCGAGCGCTACGGACATCCGGCAGCTTGGGACGCTCCTCTACACGATGGCCAATGAGTCAAAGGACACGGCTTACGTCACTGCAAAACAGTTAAACGACGTTTACATCAAGACGCGCGACAGTCTGCTAAAGTCCCCAGACGGAACCGTGAGGCTCCAGGCCACCCGTACCCGGATCGCGAAAGAGATTGCGGCCATCGTCGATGAGGAGGCGGACGTTCTAACCGATGACGTTCGCACCAAGATTGCCCTTGCCTACGTTCGCGTTGCCGATGCCGTGACGCTCGCGGCCGGTAAGTGACCAGTCGCGCCCGCGCGGGCGCGACTTCTAACCAACGTAAAACCTTCGGAGGGGGAGAATGGAACCGACACCGACGCCGCAACCGGCCGGGTGGCTGGCCCGTAACTGGCACTACATCGCGCTAATGGTGACGCTCTCGGGGTGGGCGGTTACCGTGTACGTCGCGCTTCGTGACGGGAAGCCGATCCCGCCACCGCCTGTCATTGAGTCACAACCGGCCGCGCCTGGCCCGATGGGGTGGGAAGACCGGCCGGAGGAAGTGCGCAAGTTTGCCGCCACCCTCCAGTTCCCAACATTCGCCCAGCCTCCGGCCGGTGCCGATGCGAACCTTCCCGACAAGATTTTCCAGTGGGAGATTTGCAAGGCGGCAACTGGCTCCTACCTGCCGACGCTTGATCAAGGTTCGGTCGGATCGTGTACGGCTTTCGGTGGCGTCGGGGCTGGCCGAATTCAACTTTGCGTTCGGATTGTAACGGCGAAAAAGGCGATGAAGCCCGCGCCGGACTACTGGGAGCTTGCGACGGAGCCTTTGTACGGTCTGGCCCGCGTCGATGTCCTGGGTGGAGTCCTGCGCGGGTCTGACGGCGCGACCGGCTCCAGTGTCGCGCAAGCCGCCCAGAAATACGGTTTCGCGCCGCGCCAGAAATACGCGACGGTAGACCTGTCGAGCTACAGTCAAGCCACATGCCGACGAATGGGCGACTCCGGGGTTCCGGCAGACATCAAGGAAGAGTGCGCCAAGCACAAGACCAATTCCGTGACTCTGGTCCGGACAACCGAAGACGTTCGCCGCGCCCTGGCTAACGGCTTCTCCGTCACCATCGCAAGCAACGTCGGGTTTGGGAATCGCGGGCCATACGTCCGAGATCAAGACGGGTGTTTGCGGGCGTCAGGAACGTGGGCGCACCAAATGCACTTGATCGGCTACGCGAAACACCCGACGCGCGGCTACCTGTTTTGTATTATGAACTCCTGGGGTGAGAACTGGGTAGGTGGCCCGAAGGGAGCCGGAGACCCGCCCTCAGGATCATTCTGGTGCGTTGAACAGACCATGCAACGCATCCTTGACGCGGGTGATTCCTGGGTGTTCGATGGCATCGGGGGTTTCGAGCGAAAGCCGCTTGACTGGGCCATGGCGGAGCCTCAAAAGAGGTTCGGAATTAATGATTCAAGGCTGGCAATAGTGGACAGAAGTAACTACAATGCCCTTGCTCCCTGAAACCATCGCCCAGAACCCAATAGAGGGCTTGCAATGTTGCGGCTTGTCTGCGCTTTCATGTCCTTTACCTGTGCTACGGTCTTCGCGCAGGTTCCAGACCACAGCGGGGCCACCGAATCTGAAAAGGTGAAAGTGGCCCTAGCCTTGTCAAAGGCGAAAGTCCTGTCCACTCCGTTTGCCGTACAAGTCGCCAAGGCTCCCGCCCCGAGAACTCTGGTGACCGACTGGGCACAGGCCAGAGACGAGAGCTTGCGGGACGGGAAGCCCGTTGTGGTCTACGTCGGATGTCCAGCCGTCAAGCGGACAGTCGGCGCACACGAGCTATCCGTGGCGGAGCTTGGAGACTACAAGACCGGTACGGCCGTTGTGTTCTACCCGGTCGGTGGCCGCATGTACGCCGAAACCGCTATCCCGTGTCACGAGTCATCGACTGGAGATGAGATCGACATTGCTGTTGAGAGAGCAACAAAAAAGGCCAAAGCTGCCCAGCCTAAAAAGCTGAATTGGTCTTGACCGATAGATTGGCAGCGCCCGCGCGGGCGCTGCCACCTTCTTTCCAGTGTTAGAATGGAGTCCGATTCATGATTGATCAATTCACAAAGCTGGTGGCCGCTATCGCTCTCCTGGCACTTGGAGCGGAAGCCAGTGCCCAGGGGACGGTATGCGTCAACGGTCGGTGCTTCCTCCAGCCCCAGACCGCGCAGGCTGGCCCGCTTGGGAACGTTCACACGTTCTCGGATGGCAAGGTTGGCGTCTGGAACGGATCGGCTTACGTCATCCAGCCCCAGGCGGCTGCCGCGCCGGTTGCCGCACCCAAGAGCGTTGACGGGGCGGAAGTTGTCGGCTTCGGGATCGGCAATCTCCGGAGGGCAATTATCCTTGACTCGATGCGCTCGGCTGCGGAGTGGCGTCTAGTCCGCGACGGGATCAAGCGGCCGGATGGTAAGGTTGTCAAGGTGACCCGCTCCCAGGCAAAGGAGCTTGTCTCCCGGATCTCGGATGATACAATCTTCGGCGGTGCAAAGTCCCTGGGCGCGCCGGTCGGTGGTGCGTTCCAGGACTTCTTAAAATGGATGTGGGATCACAAGGAAGAGATTGTGAAGTTCATTCTGTCAATCATTGCACTGTTCGGGGATGAGGTTCCCGTGTCCTTCGATGTGCTTCCCGCAGGCGGTGCGTTTGTGATCGTCGCGCACACTCCCAGCGGCCCGACGTTGTTCGCTGGGTGACATCGCCACCGCCAACAGAAAGCCCCCTGGAGATCTCCAGGGGGCTTTGTCTTTACCGGTCATCGCGTGTTCTTGATCCGTCCTCTCCGTAGTTTTCTTGAAATCACTTTCCGAACGCTTCCCGAAGCTCTGAGGCATCGCGCCCCGTGTCCTCCAGGTAATCGGCCGCGATGTCCTGGGGCATGGCGTCCGACATCAGGGCTGCCATGATCGCGTCATCCTGGCTTCCCTGGCGGGTTTCTTTGATCTTGGCGACAGCCTTCCGCACCGCCCGCGCCCTAACCGCAATCGTCTCCTGGATTGCGTTGACGGCTCCCAGCGCTCCGCCGAGATCAACCGCCGATTCGCTCACCCCGAACCGTTCGCAGCACTCGCGGAGATCTTTCATGAGCGCCCGCGCGGAGCGAATTTGCGTCCTGGCACGGGCGCGGAGCGAGTCTACCAGTTCCCGGCGCTCATCCCCGCTCAACTCTACGTTGTCCATCGCTTCCCGCTCACGGCGCTGCGCCTGGGCTACGATCCGGCGGGTGGCCGCGATCTTTTCCATGATGTCACGCTTGACGCTCGCGATGGCCAGCGCGACAAGGTTGTCATTTTCGTGGGCGGCAAATTCGATACAATACACACTCGCGCCTTTTTCTTTCATCTCCGCAATCAGGTTGTAGGGGATATCTGCCTTGCATACCACCCACACGCTTTTATTCGGGCGGAACGCTCGGCGGCGCAGGAACCGCGACGGGTTCCGGATTCCGCTACGCTGCGGAATGTCGTAGGTCAACCAGTGGGCTTGGAGGTTACGGGACATGAGGCACCTTGCGTTAGATGGTTAATAATTGGTCACTTGGTTCGCTTGGTTTCGACATTTCCCCAGGCGATAACCGCCGCGTTCGCCATGATTGCAGCCGTCCAGAACTGGCCGCAAATCAGGAAGCCTGTCGTTGAGATCGTGAACATGATTGCCGCGAACATCTTTGCACCTTGCGTTTGGGGTTGGGTTGGCTCGACAACGTAATGATACACCCGGCATTCCGGGCGTCAATGCGATTTGGAAAGTTTTTTGGAAATAGTCCTGGAAGTGTCCCGCGCCCGCGCGGGCGCGGAAGGTCGCAAGCTCAGACGTGAGTACCGTATACCCCTTCTTTGATCGTCGCGGATCGCTCGGCGCGGGCCGCTAAAATCTGGTGTTGCTTCTCAATGCGGCTCGCCAGGGATGAGACAAGCTCCAGGAGAGCGATTTCTCGCTTCGATGTCGGAGCCGGTTTCGCTTCCGAGCAACAGTCAGGGGCGCACCCTGAAACCATTGCGTCACCGTGGCGCGGGCGGATCGCGTTAAGCTCGTCACGAAGTACCGTGATCGTGTGGTTCTGTGCTACGATCACATCGCGCAGGCGCTGTTCAAGATCTCCGGCCGGTGTACCGGGCGCGAATTGCTGTTGACTGGGAATTTGCATCACCTTCCAGCCTTCCGACAGTAAGAAACTAAGTGTCTGGAAAGCTTGCTCGTTGAGCGCTTCAGCAAAGCCGATTTGCTCCTGCCCTGGGAACGATGCCATTGGCGAACCCCTGTGTTGGATTGTAATGGTGATGGGGGCAGCGCCCGCGCGGGCGCTAGCACTGTCCCCTTAGATCCGTCACCACCCGGAACACAAAGCACCGGAGCGCAAGGGAAAAGACTCCGGCTTTGCTGACGCGGTTTGACGCCACGTTGTCGGTACTCGCGCCTTAACCGGCATTTTGCCGCCTGGGAGAGCGGACGGGGGGCCAGCCCAATGGCAGGGGGCGGAGTTGAACCGCCAGTAGCGAGCTAATGAGACACGCTACCACTGCTTAGCGGGTTCATTACTTCCGCCTACAGTGTTACCTGTCCTGCCGAAATGAATCACTCCAGGGTGATGGACACGGCTGGGGAAATCACCATCCGTTGCCAAGCCTTGACGACGGATTTCCCGGTTCCGATTGACCCCTTCCCCTGATACGACCATGTACCCGTCTCGGGGTCTTTGACGGTCTCTTCCTCCAGGATGACGTTTTTCTTGTCGTCAAAGACGACAACGAAAATCTTCTCCTTGATCGTCGCGGGATCGTAAACCCCGGAAGCCTTGAAGTCAGTACCCGAGACCGTATCCCCGTTCTTGGGGTTGGTCACCAGAAGCGGAGTGCATTCGGTCGGAACGGGCGGTGGCTGCGCCGAAGCCAGCACACCCAGGGAGACGACGAAAGACAGGATCGCAAGCAGTCGGATCATTGATACACCAGTGTGAGGAAGAAAAAAAAATCCCGGTTAAACCTTGCGGCAGTGGAGAACCGTAAGGCACGCGGGATTGTTCGTCACTTGGCGTTTCGCCATCGTGACGAGACCCGGTAACTACTTACCTAACTCGCCAGTTCGGGAGGCCAGTCAACTGACCGCCCGAACATGCGCTACCGTTGTTGGCAGTGGAGGGCATTGGCAAGCGCGGCGTAACGCCGCACAACAGCTAGTTTGATAGTCCGGGTGGCGAGCGCCCGCCCGTCAAGGACGGAAACGGGTTAGACCTCTCACGCCGCGCCCGCGCGGGCGCTCGCCAGTTGGGTGGGCTGGAGTCGAACCAGCCTGGGCCAATCACCCAATAATCCCGGTAACCCGCAACGGGCGGGGCCGGGAAAGGCCAGCGAATCCCGACCGATCATCCGGGGTTCCGGCAATCGGGAACGCATTGGCGAGTCATTCGCCTTTGGCCAGTTCTGCCGGTTGGGATCGAACCAACGCCCTCCACAGTGCTGAGTCTGTGGCGCTCGTTTCCACTGAGCTACGGCAGAATGCCCGTCAACCGACCGGAACCGCCTGGAATTCTCGGAAGGTAACCGCTGTGTCCGCGAACACCGTCACGGCTCCGGTGTTGACGTTGACGGCTGCCACCGATCCGACCGGAATCGTGAACTCGCCCGCCCCAGGCTCAACACGCATGTAGAGTGTGGCGGCTTCGCCGGAGCGAAAGAACGTTGTCCCAGACGGGCGGGACGATGCCATGCCGACGAACGCCGATTGGTCAATTCTCATAAGTCCCCCTGTCCCCTGGAGCATTGATTGGTACGCTCCCTATATTACAGAATCCCCGTTGACGGGTCAAGCCCAATTCCCTACAATTTCAAGGCCCGAATGAGGCTTTATGAGACCCAGACCAAACGGCGAAGTTGGCGTTATTCTTCACGTCTCCCAGGATCTCCGCGCGATGCTCACGGCAGCGTCCGAGATCCCAGGGCAGAGTTACCGAACAACAATAATGGACTGTGTGCGGGCCATGCCACCGGGGTTGGAAGCGCCCGCGCGGGCGCTCAACTCAAGCCGAGTCTTCGTGGAGTTCAGGCCCGCTGACTTGTCCGAGATCTCCCGGCGGATGGTCCGTCACGGCTTCACCAACCGCAGCGCGTTTCTTCGGGCCGCGCTTGCCTGGGGGCTTGCCAGCCCTGTATCGCTTGCGTAGTTCGTAATACTTCGTGGCGTGTTCGGCGCAGTACACCGCCCGCTTGCTCCAGGGCATCATGACGGCATCGAGGGGGCAGCAACCGTACAGGCACTCCCCCTTTCTCTTGGCGGAGATTCGGGAAACCGCATAGCTCTTGAGCGCCCCGTTGCAATCCTTACAACGCTTGCTCTTGCGGCCGTTCTTGAGCAAGTAAAGCGGCTTGCCACACTCGCAAAGCGACTGCGCCTCACGAACCTCCGGAGGGATCTTTGTGCTTGGGTTCCTCCGGCAACCGAAGTGCGCCGCACAGTACCTTGACCCCTTGCCCTTGCCGCGCTCCCGCTTCCAGGTCGCACCGCAGCCGATAAATTGGCACTTCATTTCTTCCCCTCAAAAAGTTCCATTTCGCGTTCACGGATTCGGCGCGCGGCAACGTCCGCAAACACCGGCGAGATCTCCCACCCTTCGTAGGCGCGGCCGTTCTCCACACACACCCGCCCCAGGCTCCCGCTACCCGCGCAGAACTCAAGAACCTTCCCGGCGGGCGGGCATGTGGACAAGACCACCCGCCGCAAAAGCTCCTCCGGAAGTTGCGTCGGAACTTCCTTGCAGCGCTCCGCGTGCGTACCGGCCACCCTGGGAATCTCCCACACGTCCCCAGGGATCTTGCCGCCCGGTTTCGCCCGCTTGTCTCCGATCATCTGCCGAACGCTCTGAACCTTAATGTGTGTCGGGTCAAAGTAGGCAGCCGGAGCCTTGCCAGCGCCCGCGCGGGCGCTGGCCGGGTGTTGCTTGACAAAGTAGAGCAAGTGTCGGGAACACCGCGCGAACTTCCTTGAAGTCTGGACGCCAAAGGTTTCGTGCCAGACCACCCAGTTACGAAAGAGTAAGTCCGCTTTCTCCAGGTACACGAATGCATGCGCGGCGTGTTCGGCCGGGAGTAAGATCCAAAACGCGCCACCCGGCATGAGCCTTGCCGCGCCCGCGAAAATCAATCGGTCAAGCCAACCCCGGTAAAGGTGGCGGGAGACGCTATCGTCAAACTCGTCTCCGTAATCCAGCCCGAAGTTGTAGGGCGGATCGGAGAAAAATAGGTCCGCATCACTGGGGTAGTCAAGGTTCTGTTTCGAGGGATCGGAGAGACAATCCGCGTTGACGACAGCCCACCCGCCCAGGGCGGACGATTGGATTCTGGCATCCTTCGGAGCGTGCGACAAGTCGAGCATCGTTTCACCTTGCGTTAGAGAAAGGCAGCGCCCGCGCGGGCGCTGCCTGGAGCGGGTCACATACCAAGGATCTTGGTGAGCCTGTCGGCTTCCTTTTCGTAGCCAGCCTCACGGATGCGGTCAAT